CAGTAAGGAAATATATAATATATGTTAGTATTGAGTTTAAATTCAAATACATGGAGACCTTATGACAACCAATTCTGATATACCAGTAGAGCCAGAAGAGCAACAAGCAGAAGGTGCTATTGGTAGTACATATACAGAATATGGACCGACAGATACGGAGGCAGAGCCAGTTTCAGATGTGGCTTCCGACTTTCCTCCGGCTCCAACCACACCTGAGACTACTCTGTCTCCCCCAACTGATGATCCCGTTACCCCTGTTCCCAACGCCGACCCAACTCTTCAACAACAACAAGATGAAGTTGCTCGCCAAAGAAGAGAATATGAGGCGATCCAAGAACGTGACAAGATTATTTCCAATCTTGAACAAGAAGCTCTTCAAATGGAGCAGAAACTTTTACGAGAGGGGTATTCCGATAGTGAAGCAAAACAGCAAACTATGGGTCATCTTGAGGGGCGAGTCAACCAGATACAACAACAAAGAAATGCTCAACAGCAAGTAGACGTAGAAAGAGGAAAGCGAAATGCTTCAATACATTTCGCTAAGAAATATAATTTAGGTCTTGAAACTCTTGGTAGTTTAGAACAAGCCAGAAATCCTAAAGAAATGGAAGACATGGCTAAAACTATATCTACTATGGAGTCGCAGAGAAAAGAGATAGCAGAATTAAAGTCACGATTAGCTCCACAGCAATCGTTTGACACTAATACTCCTAGCCCTGCTGCTGCGACAAACGATGATAGATTGCTAGACGCATATCTAGCAGGGGATAGATCTGATGCAGCAACTGCTGCAGCAGCAAAGTTACTAGGAATATAGGGGGGCGTAATGGCTCAAACTGCAACAACAGGAAACCTTGAGAAAGCACAGAAGACTATTATTGCCACTGCTAGATATACAGAGGAGCACAATGCTCCAGCTATGGCACTGATAGAGTCCATGAATCTGCCAAAGGGATCGTCAACAGTGACAGTTCCTAAAGTTGGTCAGATGTCTATGAGTGATCTTGTCGATGGACAAGACATCATAGATGAAGAAGAGATTGGGATGACTACTGTAGATCTCACAGCTAGTGAGGTTGGAGCTAAAATTATTCTTACGGATAAGCTAGTAAGACAGATGGCTCAGAATGTCTTCTCTATCATAGGGCGACAGCTCGGTGATGGAATGGCCCGAAAGAAAGATACAGATGTACATGCTCTGTATTCTGGATTGAATGGAGGAACAACTCTTGGAGCTGCTGGTGGAGCAGTAACGCTGGCTAAGATTGCTGGTGCGATTGCCTACACTAAAGCTAATAAGTTTGGTTCTCAGGTATATATCCTTCAGCACCCTAATGCTGTATATCAGATAGCTGCTACTGCTGTAACAGCATCTACTACATATCCAGTTCCTGCTGGATGGTCTTCTGATTTGCTTGGCAACTTCTTTAGTGGGCTCCGACCACTTAATGGAGTACCAATCTTTGAAGACGGAAACCTTTCAATAGATAGTAGTGATGATGCTATTGGTGTCATAGCTGCTAAAGACGCATTGGTAGTTCTTAACTCAGTAGATACTAGAACAGAGAGGCAGAGAGATGTTTCTCTTAGGGCTACTGAAGTGGTGATGACCGCCGATTACGGGGTTTTTGAGCTAGACGATAGTCGAGGAGCACCTCTTACTTATGATGCTTCTGCTCCTGCGACAAGTTAAGGTATAAAATATGGTTAGCTTTAGGGATAGAAAAAGCATGAGAGAAGAGCTGACTGGAATTGGCTATTCTTGGGAGTATCTGGATACATGGCAGCCAAAGACAGTCTTATACAGACATGCTGATGGCTTAAATGCAGAAGGAGAAGTTGTTCATCCTTATGGCACAGAAGTTCGGGGGGTTCCGGGAAACCCAGATTATGTAATTAAAAAATCAAAGATAGGATTCTTTCCGTATCCCCCTAATGAACATTGTAATTGTATATGGTGTGTAGAAAGAAAAGGTAAAGAAGAAGCTGTAACGATTGACCGTGGCTCTTCTTCCTCTAAAAAATAACGGTTGATCGCAGGGGTAAGCCCTGTAATAAGTAACCTTTAAGGAGGTTAGATATGTCTTTTCCGCAAACAGTTAATTTGTCTTATGGAATGGAAAAAGTAGAAACTTCTGGACAAAAGCAGAAGTTAGGAACAAGAGCAACTACCCCAGACGGCAGAGTGTTCTATTATGCAAGGGATGACGGAACGGCACTTGCCACAGCCGGAAAGATTGTTGACGGTACTGTTGTAGTTGCTGCACACGATATGGATGTTGCTGCTACTGCTGCTCATAGTGTTGGTGACACAACAATTAGCATAGAAGTACCAACTACTGACTTAACCAAAGACCAATATGCAGATGGATACTTGATATTCAATGATGGGCCGGGCGAAGGTGAAGTCTATAGAATCAAGTCGCATCCTGCTCACGATGCATCTGCCGATAACACGGTCATCATCACGCTTGATGAAGAAGATGGAATAAGAACTGCATTGACCACTTCTTCTTTATGTGGATTAAGGCAAAACCTTTATGCAGGAGTAAAACTCATTGATGGCGATGGCACTCAGTCAACGGGGCCACTTGGCGTTACGCCTATTCCAGTAACTGCTTCTTACTACTTCTGGCTTCAAACATATGGCATTGCTGCTGTTGAGGTAAGCGGAACTACAGCTATGACCCTAGGTAATGCTATTGAGGTCAGCGAGGTGTCAGGACAGAGCGGTATGGCCACTTTGCATGATTCTTCAGGTGCTACTGACTTGGAACCAATTGGTGTTGCAATAAGTATTGCTGCGGTTTCTACTGACTATCAGCAAGTAATGTTAAAAATACGATCGTAATTAGTGAACGAACTCTGGACTCCTCAAGGATCTAACTTAGTCTCTTCTTATACAGGAGGGAATAATGCTGAGACAGGGGAGTCCATAGTTATACATACCTTTCACTTCCACGATAAGGAAAGTGGTAGGCGTTCCGTTGTAAAGGTTCCTGCCGACTCCACTGTGTCGCAATCTCATATAGAAGATATGGCAGCACAGGCATTTGAAAACTGGTTGCTTGAGATTAAACTCAAAGGTAAAATAAGAAAGCCAACACCAGAACAGAGGAAGGAAGTCGGTAAAGCAATTAGAGAATTTAGAGAGTACGCTGCTAAACGCAGAGAGAGTACTAATAAAAAGATCTATTACAAAGGAGCCAATACATGAGTGAGCCTATTCAGCCTACAACTGAAGATATTAATGCAGTTCTTAATCAGAACCCTACTGCCCAGATGCAATTACAGATTCAGATGCTATCTAGAGTTTTAAAAGAAAGAGATGATGAAATAGAATCTCTTAAAGAGCAGTTGTCGGCTACAAACGGTACAGGCTCTATAGAGAAATTAGAAAAAGTGAAATAATGGAGGAGTACTGTGGTTATCCAGAAGCGAACTCGTCAGGAGATACGACAGTCCGTAGGATATAACCTTGGTGCTTTACATATAGGTACTGCTACCGCTACTCCCGGATCTTCTGGCACTACTACCCTAACTGACACTGTTCTGTATGGTGGTAATGACGTATACAACGGAAGATATATCTGGTTCTATAACGATGTCTCCCAGTCTACTAATAGAGAAGTAGAACGGCGTGTCTCTGATTACGTTACAGGAGGTACGGTAACTGTTCAGGCTTTCCCTGCCACAACTACTGTCAATGATAAGTATGAGATGTGGGATAACTATTCACCCACTCAGATTAATGAATTTATTAATCAGGCTATAGTGGATGTTACTGGTCAGGTATACGACCCTCTAGAGAGTCAAGACATACATATGAATGGGCACATTGGTAGGTTCAACACACCTACCAACTTTGCCATGATTAATAAAGTTCAATACAGAAGTAAGTTTACTTGGACTTCAATTCATCAATGTAATGCGGTATTTGATTCCAGTGTGGACTCAGACTTTGATGTATCTGTAGATAGTGAGGATAAGGTACAGGGTTCAGGTAGTAATAAGTTTGTTATTGCTATAGGAGGTAGTGCCGGAGATATAGCAGGAGATACCTTTACCGCTAAAGATATTAGTAAGTACGACTACCTAGAGTTCTGGGTTAAGAGTACAGTAGCAACGTCAGCAGGAAACCTTAAGATACATCTTGATGATGCAGCTATAACTACTGTCACTATAGC